ATAGGTAGAGTAGAAGCTCAAAAGCATGGCTACTTACATCAGTTAGCTGTAGTTAGAGATAAGGCTACACTCTTACAAGGTGAGTTAGAAAAAGTTTACGGAACTGCTAACGTTAATATTAACGATGGCTCTATAGAATATCCTGAAAATGGAGAGTCACGTAATTAGAAAAATCACTGTAGGTAAAGACTATAAAAATGATGCAATGCATTATTCTGTAGGTCAAGATGTCTATGGTGGTCACACGATATGCGATATATTAGAGGAAGAAAATAAGTACTCTATTTATATTAGAAAACAAGATGTAGTTATACCGTGGAAAGATTTTAATAAGAACATGGCTATATCTGTTGAGTATGATCTTAATTATTAATGAGACCTATACATAACTTTATAATAAAGCCTTACGGTCAAAGATACAACAACTCTACTAAGGTAGGTAATAAAGATTTAATATTAAACACGGAAATATTTAATCATCAGTATGTTAACCGAGAAGGCATTATTATCTCTTCTCCTATTTATAATCCTCATAATTTACAAGAACAAGACAAAGTACTAGTGCACCATAATGTATTTAGAAGGTGGCACAATGTTAAAGGTATTGAAAAGAATACTAGAGGTTATTTAGAAGAAGATCAGTATTTAGTTTCTGAAGATCAAGTATTCATGTATTACAGAAATAACACGTGGAACGCTATGCCTGGGTTTACGTTCGTTAAACCTTTAAAATCAAAAGACAAATATAGCTTAGATCAAGAAGTACCTTTGATGGGTGTTGTTAAATACTCTGATGGTACGTTTTTACCTACACAGTTAGTAGGTTTTAGACCTAGCAGTGAATATGAGTTTGTTGTTGACGGTGAAAGATTATATAGAGTTATGAATAATTTTATTACAATTGAATATGAATACAAAGGAGACGAAGAAGAATATAATCCAAGCTGGGCGCAAAGCTGTTGAAGAATTAATTAAAGTAGCTGAAGAACCTATTGTAGACTCAGATGATGATATATCTGCTGACAGACTTAAAAACGCAGCAGCTACAAAAAAGCTAGCTATATTCGATGCGTTTGAAATACTAACTCGCATCGAAGATGAAGAGCGCATATTAAATGATTTAGATAAACCACAAAGTGCTAAACCTAAGTTTCAAGGTTTTGCAGAAGGTAGAAGTAAGTAATGTACGAGCAGTCGTTATATAAAATAGTAGAGCCATTAAAGTTAACTACTATAAACAGGCTTAATAAAGGTAAGAAGTGGGAATATGGCTACGATAAACAAAGCGATGTTGTAGTTATATCTAAGTCTGGCCAAATAGGTGATATAGTACAAATACAAGGTTTAAACATAGCTCTACCTAAAGCACCTAAGAATATATATAAATGCTCTAATAAAAAGTCAGAACAAAAGTGGCATAAGTTTCAAATACCTAATGCTTTTGCTAAAATAAAAACTAGGTTTGACTGGGAAGATTATCCTAAAGATTTTAAAGAAAAGCATTATAGTTATATAGATCAAGAGTTTGATAGAAGAGAAAATGGTTTTTGGTTTACTAATAATGGTGTACCAACTTATTTAACGGGTAGCTACTACACTTATTTACAATGGAGCAAAATAGACGTAGGTGCACCAGACTTTAGAGAAGCTAATAGGTTGTTTTTTATATTTTGGGAAGCTTGTAAAGCAGACCAGCGTTGCTACGGTATGTGCTATTTAAAGAACAGACGATCTGGTTTTTCGTTTATGAGTTCGGCTGAAACCGTTAACTTAGCCACTCTTGCAAGTGATAGTAGATTTGGGGTGTTGTCTAAAAGTGGAGCTGACGCTAAGAAAATGTTTACGGATAAGATAGTACCTATAAGTATTAACTATCCGTTTTTCTTTAAGCCTATACAAGACGGTATGGATCGTCCTAAGTCAGAGTTAGCTTATCGTATACCAGCTAAAAAGTTCACACGTCGTAAGATGCGTGAGACAGAGGTTGAAGATGATATGCAAGGTTTAGATACTACTATTGACTGGAAAAATACTGGTGATAACAGTTATGATGGTGAAAAGCTAGCTTTGTTAGTACACGATGAAAGCGGTAAATGGGAAAGACCAGACAACATACTTAATAACTGGCGAGTAACTAAAACTTGTTTAAGACTAGGTGGTAGAATAGTTGGTAAGTGTATGATGGGATCAACATCAAATGCTTTAGATAAAGGTGGTGATAATTTTAAAAAGCTTTACAATGACTCCGATGTTACAAAGAGAAATAGAAATGGCCAGACAAAAAGTGGTTTATATTCTTTGTTTATCCCAATGGAGTGGAACTATGAAGGATTTATTGACGAGTTCGGACTTCCAGTTTTTGATACACCAAATAATGATATTCGAGGACCGCATGGTGAATTAATAGATGTAGGAGTTGTTGATTATTGGAATAATGAAGTTGAAGGTTTAAAAGATGATCAAGATGCACTTAACGAGTTTTACAGACAGTTTCCTAGAACAGAAGAGCATGCGTTTAGAGATGAAACGAAAAACTCTTTATTTAATCTCGTTAAAATCTANGAGCAAGTTGATTACAATGAAGGAAATAGAAATTCATCTGTATTAACTATAGGTAATTTTCAATGGCAGCAAGGCGTTAAAGATACTAGAGTAGAATTTAATCCTGATCCTAACGGTAGATTTAAAGTTAGCTGGGTGCCTAACGGTAATATGCAAAACAACGTAATACTAAAGAACGGTGTTAAATATCCAGGTAATGAGCACATGGGAGCTTTCGGTTGTGATAGCTACGATATAAGTGGTACTGTTGATAATAAAGGATCTAAAGGAGCATTGCACGGGTTAACTAAATTTAGTATGGAAGATGCTCCGGCTAATACTTTCTTTTTAGAATATATAGCTAGACCGCAAACCGCAGAGATATTTTTTGAAGATGTACTTATGTCTTTAGTGTTTTATGGCATGCCTATACTTGCAGAGAACAATAAACCTAGACTGCTTTACTATTTAAGACGTAGAGGTTACAGAGGTTTTAGCATGAACAGGCCAGATAAAATATGGAACAAGTTATCTACTACAGAAAAAGAAGTTGGTGGTATGCCAAACTCTAGTGAAGATATAAAGCAAGCGCATGCTGCTGCTATTGAAATGTATATTAATGATCACGTAGGTTTACTTCAAGATGGTACTTATGGTACTATGTATTTTAACGAGACGTTAAATGATTGGAGTAAGTTTGATATAAATAAAAGAACTAAGCACGATGCTTCTATTAGTAGCGGCTTAGCTATAATGGCTTGTAATAGACATTTATATAGACCAAATCCAGAAATAAAAAAACAACCACTAGGTATAAGTATATCTAGATATAATAACAAAGGAATATCATCAAAAATAATAAAGTAATATGACAGAGTCTGTTATAAACTTTCCGTCACAAGCGGTAAGCGATTTAGAGAAGATGACACAAGAGTATGGNCTTAAAGTAGCTAGAGCCATACAGTCAGANTGGTTTGGCGGTAAAACGTCTCATTATAAAGAAGGTTATGGTCAGCGTAGTAGGTATGGTGATTCAATGAATAACTTTCATAATTTAAGACTTTACGCTAGAGGTGAACAGTCTATAGAAAAATATAAAAATGAGTTATCTATAAATGGTGACTTAAGCTACTTAAATCTAGACTGGAAGCCTGTGCCTATAATACCTAANTTTGTAGATATTGTAGTTAACGGTATGTCTCAAAGAAATTACGAGATAACTGCATTTTCTCAAGACCCAAGTGGNATTAGTAAAAGAACTGAATACATGGAGTCTATACTTAAAGATATACGCTCTAGACAGTATAACGACGCAGTTCAAGCTGGGTTTGGTATAGACATATATGAAAACAATAAAGAAACTTTACCTGACAATGAAGAAGAGTTAGCTCTTCATATGCAACTTAATTATAAGCAAGCTATAGAAATAGCTGAAGAGCAAGCTATAAATGTTTTAATGGAAGGTTGCGATTATGATTTAGTTAAGCGAAGAGCTTTGTATGATTTAGTTACTATAGGTATTGCTGCAACTAAAACAAATTTTAACTACAGCGATGGTGTTAAAATAGAGTATGTTGATCCTGCAAATTTAGTTTACTCTTATAGTGACTCACCTTATTTTGAAGATATATACTATGTAGGCGAAGTTAAAACAATACCTATAAACGAATTAGTAAAAGAGTTTCCAGAATTAACTGAGTCTGAAATAGAAGATATAGTAAATAGCTCAACTTCATATGTTGACTCTGTTGTTAAGCAGAGATATAACGAGGTTTCAGTTCTTTATTTTAATTTTAAAACACATGCTAACGACGTTTATAAAGTAAAGAAAACAGGTACAGGTGCTGATAAAGTTATAAAGAAAGACGATACATTTAATCCTCCGTCTGATATGGATGGTGACTTTTCTAGATTAGATAGAGTTGTAGAGGTTGTGTATGAAGGTGTTTTAATTTTAGGTACAGACAAACTATTAAGATGGGAAATGGCTTCTAATATGATGAGGTCTAAGTCTGATTTTGGTAAAGTTAAAATGAATTATAATATTGTAGCGCCTAGAATATACGATGGTAGAATACAGTCTTTAGTTAGTAGAATAACTGGGTTTGCAGACATGATACAGCTTACTCATTTAAAAATACAACAAGTGTTAAATCGCATGGTACCTGATGGTGTATATTTAGACGCTGATGGTTTAGCTGAAATAGATTTAGGTAACGGTACAAATTATAATCCTCAAGAAGCTTTAAATATGTTCTTCCAAACCGGTTCGGTTATTGGTAGATCATTTACGTCTGATGGTAACCCTAACCCAGGTAAAGTACCTATACAACAAATACAAAACGGTAGTGGTAGTAATAAGCTACAAACTTTAATAACTACTTACAACTACTACTTACAAATGATACGTGATGTAACCGGGCTTAATGAAGCTAGAGATGGTAGTTTACCAGATAAAAACGCTTTAGTTGGTGTGCAAAAATTAGCCGCAGCAAATAGTAATACTGCTACTAGACACATACTACAGTCTATGCTTTACTTAACAGCTGAGGCCGCAGAGTGTTTATCACTTAGAATATCTGATATTGTAGA